ATGAATTTCCTGAGTTAAGACGGATTGCTAAAGAACAATATGACTATTGGAAACCCGAAACGGTGATCGTGGAGGCAAAAGCTTCAGGACTACCATTAACGTATGAAATGCGTAAAATGGGTATACCAGTTATTAACTTTACACCAAGCCGTGGAAATGATAAACATACTAGAATAAACTCTGTTGCACCTTTGTTTGAATCTGGTATGATTTGGGCACCGGACACAAAATGGGCAGAGGAAGTGATTGAGGAATGCGCTGCATTTCCATTAGGTGAGCATGATGACTTGGTGGATAGTATGACTCAAGCAGTAATGAGATTTAGGCAAGGGGGCTTTGTAAATCATCCCGATGATTACGAAGATGAACCATTGCCACAACAACAAAGGACGTACTACTGATGGGTATAGTAACCGCAATATTAAATGCTTTAAAGAAAGCTTTTAAAGGCAAACCAGCCACTGTTTCTGAATTAAAAAAAACCATGACTAGTCTAGGACTAGATGATCCAAAAATAATGGATGAGGTAATCGCTGCTTACAAAGCTGAAGAAACCGCTAGTTTAAGTAAAGCTAAAGACTTAGTAGCAAAGGGTGATGTTCCAGAGGAACTTGCTAAACCAGTAGTGCAAACTTTTGATGATTCTATTAAAAAATTTGCAGACGAAATCGGTGGTGATGTGGATGAAGTTAAAGGGGCTATTGCTAATTATGTTAATGAAGGTTATGAAGCCGGTAGCTATAAACGAGTTGATCCAGACAGCGCAGAATCCATTGCTAACATAATTGATATAAATACTAATTATGGTAAAAGTAGTAAAATTAATTTTATAGATGATATTAGTGAACAAATTAATAATGACAAAGCTTTTTCTCGAGTAGATAGTATGTCCGATGATGCATTGATTGCAGACTCAGGTATACCGTCAAGCATGAAAAGTCAAGCTGAAGCCAACCCATCTAAATTTCTTGAAGAAATGTTTAATGTTGAACCTACTAAAGTTCAAAAAATAGCAGACTCAACTTTAGCTGAAATTCAAGCTATGGACGCACAATTAAAAAATTTAATAGAAGAAGGCAAGTTTACAGAAGCTGATGCACTTGCTGAACGGTTAAAAGATTTTAGAAACCAATTAAACGCTGGTGATTTGGACGCAGCGGTAATACCTCCTGACAGAACTTTAAATGCTAATGGTGGTTTAATACCACCACGAAGTGGTCCAATGTCCAATGGTATTGGTCAAATGTTTAAAAGAAAGATTAGTTAATGGCTATAGAAAAAGATAACAGAATACAGTTACCTAATAATATTAGAACTAAAGTTAATGTTCCAGGTAAGCAAGGACAAATAGAACAGATACAAGGTAACTTACAACAACAACAAAACCAACAACCTATTGAAATTACTCAAACGGAAGATGGTGGGGCAGAAATAAATTTTGACCCTAATGCCCTCGCGCCTCAAGGCACAGCTGGTCATGAAGAGAATTTAGCAGAGTTTTTAGAAGAAGAAATTTTACAAGAGATTGGATCAGAAATTATTAATAATTATGATGAGCACAAATCATCACGTCAAGAATGGGAAGACTCTTATACTAAAGGTTTAGACTTACTTGGTTTTAAATATGAAAACAGATCAGAACCTTTTCAAGGCGCTTCCGGTGCTACACACCCTGTCTTAGCAGAAGCAGTAACTCAATTTCAATCTTTAGCTTATAAAGAATTATTACCTGCAGGCGGTCCGGTCAGAACCCAAGTTATTGGTAAAGTAGATGATCCCAAAGAAGCACAAGCTTTACGGGTTAAAGAATATATGAATTACCAGTTAATGGTAAACATGAAAGAGTATGAGCCTGAGTTTGATCAAATGTTATTTAATCTACCTCTTGCTGGTTCTACCTTTAAAAAAGTTTATTACGATTCACTTTTAGGCAGATGTGTTTCTAAATTTATCCCAGCAGAAGATTTAGTAGTACCTTATAATGCCACTTCTTTAGAAGATGCTGAATCAATTACACATAGTGTTAGAGTTACTACAAATGATTTAATTAAAAATCAAATTAACGGTTTTTATCGTGACGTAGAGATACAAGAAACTAGATACAACACTAGTGATGTAGAAGAAAAGAAAGATTCTATTTCCGGTGTTAGTAACACTATTGATGAAGTACATACTATTTTAGAATGTCATTGTGAATTAGATTTAGATGGCTTTCAAGACGTCAGCCAAGAAGGTGAAGCAACTGGGATTAAACTACCTTACATTGTTTCAGTTGACGAAGGCTCAGGAACGGTTTTAGCTATTAGAAGAAATTTTAAAGCAGAAGATCCGTTACGCATGCGCCGTGATTATTTTGTACACTTTAAATTTTTACCAGGACTAGGCTTTTATGGCTTTGGTCTAATCCACATGATTGGTGGCTTATCAAGAACGGCAACTAGTGCATTAAGACAATTACTAGATGCTGGTACTTTAGCTAACTTACCTGCTGGATTTAAAATGCGTGGCATCAGAGTACGTGATGAAGCTCAACCGTTGCAGCCGGGTGAGTTCAGAGATGTTGACGCGCCTGGTGGAAATCTTAAAGATGCATTTATGCCCTTACCATTTAAAGGCCCATCAGAAACACTATTAAGTTTAATGGGTGTCGTAGTTCAAGCCGGACAAAGATTTGCTTCAATTGCAGATATGCAAGTTGGTGATGGTAATCAAAATGCAGCAGTAGGCACGACCGTAGCGTTATTGGAACGCGGCTCGCGAGTTATGTCAGCTATTCACAAACGACTTTACCAAAGTTTAAAATGTGAGTTTATGTTGTTAGCATCAACTATGAAAACTTACCTACCACCAGAATATCCATATGATGTTGTCGGTGGTGAAAGACAAATATTTGCAGCTGACTTTGACGACAAGATAGACATTATTCCAATTGCTGATCCTAATATATTTTCACAAACACAACGTATTAGTATTGCACAAAGTGCGATGCAGTTAGCTATGTCTAATCCTAAAATGCATAATTTGTATCATGCTTATCGTGGTATGTATGAAGCGTTAGGTATTAAAGATATTGATTTGTTATTAAAGAAACCACAACAACCAGCACCAATGGATCCAGCTATGGAAAATATACAAGCTTTAAGCGGTACACCTTTCAAAGCTTTTCCAAATCAAGACCACCAAGCACATATGGCAGCACATTTAAGCTTTATGGGCACTATGATGGCTCGAACTAATCCACAAATACTAGCTTTATTGCAAAAAAACATCCTTGAACACATAACTTTGATGGGTCAAGAGCAAGTGCAACTAGAATTTAAGGACGAAATGATGCAAATGCAACAAATGCAGATGCAAATGCAACAATTACAAGGTCAAATGCAACAAAATCCACAAATGGCACAACAAATGCAACAAAACCCTGAACTAATGCAAGTGCAACAAGAAATGAAGAACTTAACTGAGAAAGTTGAGTCAAGAAAAGCTATTTTAATAGCTGAAATTATGGCGGAGTACTTAGAAGAAGAGAAAAAAGTGCTAAATCAAATAGACAACGACCCATTGTTGAAATTAAAGTCGGATGAACTACAGTTAAAGGCTAAAGAAGAAGAAAGAAAGCGCGAAGAAGGTGAAACTAAGGCTGAAATGGACGCTTTACGACTAGTTTCTAACCGTGAAATAGCTGAAGATAAACTCGAACAAGATGACGATCATGCTAAAATGCGAGCTTCAATATCCTTAGCCAAAGACGGTATAAAACAAATGAAAGCTACTATTAAGGAATAATAACCTATGAGTTCAGAATATAGGGATATTGTAGAGAGATTTGCAGAAGGTTTAAGCCCGCAAGAATTTGCTTTGTTTGAACAAATGACTGAAGAACAAAGAAAAGATGTTATGTCTAGAGCTGGGGTGTTACGAGACAGCATGGCACAAGGTGGCATCATAAATAGGCGTCAAGGTTTTTATAATGGAGGCGGTCCCGGATCGCAAGGTCCTGGCGGAATGGGAGCTGAAGGCTATGGCGGTGCTATGTCAGACAGTAGTGGAAACCCTGCTGGTGGTGGTACTGGTAATGATAATGGTGGTGGTAATAATAATAATAATAGTAATTTTTCGGATGATGATTATGCAACTCTTACAGCTCCAGGTACGGGTATTATAGGAACAAACTTTAATTTAGATCCAGCTAATCCTATGTCCGGTATACAATTTGGTGGTTATACAGCTCCAGGTCAAAACCCATCTGTTAACTTAGCTAATGCATTAGCTGGTAATATTAATCAAGAAGATGGTTCATCAAATAATACAGTTAATGATACTGTGTCAACTTCGTCAGAAGCAATTGCAAACACAAACATAGCCCCTAATCTAGGTATAATTGACAGTCTTTTTAGTGGTGTTTATAATTTTGGAACTACACAAGCTTTAAAAGCAGAAAATATAAAAAGAAAAGCAGCAGGTTTAGCGGAAATAGATCAAGACATGTTTAATGCTATGAACGAACAAAGTTTTGGTATTCAAGATCTTGTAGATAGGTATTTTGGTAGTGGTATTACCGACGGTCTTACAAATGCAGGTACAGATTTAACAAATATAGCAATGCCGGGAACACTACAAGCACTTACAGCTGGTTTTAATACACTTACCGGTCAACCGGCGCTTAGTGCTAGTCCTACTAGTGGTTTTTACAGTTCTGTACCTGATGATTTATCAGGTATGTATAAGGACACGGGTTCCATAGGTTATGGTATTAGAAACGCTTTGGCTGAAAATTTTGGAGTTGAGTACAGTGACCCTAACGTAGGTAGATATACAGATTTAGATAAAATGCTTGGAGCGGGAGCTCAAATAAATGAATCTTATGCTGGTGGTATGACTCAAAGTGACTATGCGTCAGCAGTGGCTGCAGGTGCTTTTGCTGATCCTGCATTAGCTAATGCTTTTAGAGAAAAAGAGATGATGGAAAAAGCAGAAGAAAGAGCAGCTACAAGAGGTAATGAAAAACCAGTAGAAATAGATTATGCTGCACAAGCAGCAGCGGCTACCGCAGCTATAACTGCAAACTATGATAGTACGCAATTAGCTTATTTTAATGACTTAGTTGCAAAAGGTTATCCGGAAGACTATGCTGCAAGCGTGGTTGCATCTATATTAGGGTAATAAAAAACTTTCTAGTAAAATTGATAAAAACGTATATAATACAAAAAACTAAACAAGGAGGTCAACATGATCGACATAGTAAAAAATAAAGTTATGGGCATTTGGAATGGTCTAACTGTAAAGAAAAAAATAACCGCAGGTGTAATTGCTGTAGTAATAGTAATTGCAATCGTTTCATAAACCATAATGTGGTTATCCCTTTTACCAACAGTATTAAAAACAGGTTCGGCTATATTTGCTAACAAGCAAAAAGCTAAGATACTTATGTCTGATGCTGCTTTACTTCACGCGCAAAAAATGGCAAGTGGTGAAGTTGAGTATCAGGCGTCAGTAAGACAATCCAATGACCAAGGTTATAAAGATGAGTTTGTTTTAATCTTGGTATCAGCGCCAGTATTATTATTGATTTGGTCCGTCTTCTCGGGAGATCCTGAAATTCAATTCAAATTGGACATGTTCTTCGAGAAATTTGGTAGTCTACCTTTTTGGTACCAATCAATTTTTATCGGAGTGGTCGCTTCAATATATGGACTTAAAACAGCTGATATTATGAAGAAGAAGTGAAGTTCCACGAATATTGGGACAACGAGAATAAGCTATTAGAACTTTCATATAAAGAATCTATTAGACAGAGGGAGGAACGAAGATGGAAGACCAAGACACGTGTGCCTGTCACACAGAACAAAAAAGACAATCGGGGGAATGTTGTAAACAAGAAAAGCCCAATGCTCTAGATGAGTTTTGGACTAGCTTAGGAGAACCTGATAAATGCAAGAAACCGAAATAGATCCAGTAAACGTAGTATATAAAACGCAAAGACTGTTAGACGAGTTGATGGAAAGCAACGCCCAAGTATTACTTGGTGGTGGTGTTGACAATATGTCTAAATACAACTATATTCTTGGAAAGATCCATATAATAGATCAAATCAAACAGGAACTCTCTAACCTGCTAAACCCTAAGGAGCCAGATAACGATGATGACAAAGTCACACGCATTAGAAGATAAGTACAAAGAAGAAGCTACACAAGCTAAAGAAGAAACCCAAGAAACAAGTTTAGATAAGTTACCGAACCCGACTGGGTGGCGTATACTTGTTATGCCTTTTAAAGTTAAAGAAGAAACTAAAGGCGGAATTATTATTGCACAAGAAACATTAGACCGAGCACGAGTATCAACGCAAGTTGGTTATGTGTTAAAGATGGGTGATCTTTGTTATCAAGACAAAGATAGATATCCTACCGGGCCGTGGTGCGAAGAAAAAGATTGGGTGATATTTGCACGTTATGCAGGATCACGTATGGAGATTGATGGTGGCGAGATAAGAATGTTAAACGATGACGAGATATTAGGGAAAATAAGTGACCCTGAAGATATCTTGCACGCAATGTAATCCATAGGAGGAATATACTATGCTAGACGAAGAAAAAAATATAGACGTTGGCGAAGCTGACGAACAAGAAACTACAATTGACTTAGACGCACCTGCGGTTGAACCAGTTGAAGAAGAGATACAAGTAGAGGAAACTTCAGAAGAAGAAGCTCAAGCTGCAGACACACCAGAAAAACCTAAAGATGAATTAGGTGAATATAGTGAAGGTGTACAAAAAAGAATAGCCAAACTTACACGTAAAATGCGTGAAGCGGAAAGACAAAAAGAAGAAGCTATTCAATATGCTAAAACTATTCAAGAAAAAACTGATTCGTTAAAAAATAGATACGAAAAACTTGATTCAGATTACACACAAGAATTTGAAAAACGAGTTACTACTAATATAGATGCGGTTAAACAAAAATTAGCCATAGCTATTAATAGTGGTGATGTTGAAGGTCAAGTAGCAGCACAATCAGATTTAGCTCAATTAACAATGGATGCCACTAAGTTAGCTAGAATTAAAGACCTGGCAGAAACAACAGTTGCAACACCAGCTACTACCGAACAACCCGTAAGGAGAGAACAACCAAAGGCACCTTTAGATCCACAAGCAGATGCTTGGGCTTCTAAAAACCCTTGGTTTGGCTCAGATAATGCTATGACTTACACTGCTTTTGATATACATAAAAATTTAGTTGAGGAAGAAGGTTATGACCCTAACACAACTGAATACTATACAGAAGTGGATAAAAGAATAAGGGTTGCATTTCCCAACAAATTTGCTAATGTAGAGCAATCTACTTCTGCACCCGTGCAGAATGTAGCAAGTGCCCATCGTCCGGCCGCAAATAAAGGACGCAGAAAAACCGTGAAACTCACACCGTCACAGGTAGCAATTTCTAAAAGATTAGGTGTGCCACTCGAAGAGTATGCGAAACAATTAGCCGCGAAGGAGGTATAAGCATATGACTAAAAAAGAAACAGAAACTACTGTTAAAACTTCCCGCGTGAGCGAAACTAGGGTTAAACAAGAAAAACCTAAAGTTTGGGCTCCCCCATCTTCTCTGGATGCACCACCTGCGCCAGATGGTTATAGACATAGGTGGATACGTGCTGAGACACAAGGCTTTGATGATTCAAAGAACATGTCCGGTAAAATAAGATCTGGTTGGGAATTGGTGAGAGCCGATGAATATCCAGGATCAGTGTATCCAACTCATGACAAAGGCCAACATGCAGGAGTGATCGGGGTCGGTGGCCTATTGCTGGCTAGGATACCAGAAGAACTCGCAAAGTCACGTGAGGCTTACTTTAATCAAGTAAATGCTGATCGTAATGAGGCTTTAGAAAACGATGTTTTGAAGGAACAGCATCCAAGCATGCCAATCAATCAAGAACGGCAGGCACGTGTAACCTTTGGTGGTACAAAGAAAGACTAATTTTTTAGTAATTCCT